CTTACTTTGATATAGCAAGGGTATGGCTCATTGTCATACTTTAACATTTGTACTAAATAATCACCATCTGTTAATTCTATACTTGGGTATGGTATTGGTATTACTTGCGTTGTTCCTAATGGTTCTACACTACTCTTACCTGTTCTTCTACATCTCTTTAATATTTGTGCTGTTTGTGTTTCATATTCAATTACAAGCTCATCATATACATTTTCATTATACCATAATAAATCATCTGGTAATTCATAATCAAAATATGTATTTTCATATATTGTTCCTGTTATTGTGTCACCAATATTGTAATCTGTACCTGCTACTAATAATATATATTGTGAACTAACTTCTGCATAATAATTTTTATTACTTCTATATTTACTATCTGTTGTTTGTCTATATTCTGCTGTGTTTGTAAATCTTAATGTTCTTAATTGTATGAATAGATTATTTGCTGGATATTTCCCACTTGCCCATGGATAAAGAAATGTTACATACTCACCTGTACTCTTAATGTTAATGCTTACAGGCTCACTCATATTTACATCATCAAATTGTAAACTTCCATTCATACTTTCTTGTGTTTCTGTTATATCTACAACATCACTTATCTTACTATTGATTACATCTACTGTTTGTGTTATTTTTGCTATCTTATTATCTTGTTCAGTTACATTGGTTACAACACTTTTTATTGTTTGATTTTGTTTATCAACTATAAAATAAGTTTGGTTTATCCTTTGGTCTGTTTTATCAGCTTTTGTATAATCTGTTTCTGCTTGTTCTGGTATTTCTGTATATATGTTTTCTTCTATTCCACCATCTAAAATTATTTCATCATTAAACATTACACATCTATATGCTGTCCCATCTATACTTACTTGGTATGCATCCATCGGTTCTAAATATAATATTCCTGTACTTGTATAATCGTTTGTGTAATATTCTAAACCACCTAACTTCAATAATAAATCTGCTAAATATTCACTTCTATCATTAAAGTTCATTATTTGATTATCTACTATTTTTAATTCATGTAAACCATATTGTGCTACGCTATCTTCATCTCTTAAATATACATTATCTGCATTACCTCTACTTAATACTATGCTATTAATTGGTCCATACTTTTCCTTAAATGTTACATTTGCATCTTTAAGAAAACTACTATTTATTACTTCATTTGTATTTTCTACATATACTGCTTTTAGTATTCCTTCTGTTGTTACTATTAAACTACATCCTGTTGCTTGTGCTACTTGGTCTAATACATCTCTGTATGTATATCCTTGATTAGCAAATAATTCACTTGGTATTTGTCTATTTTTATTTGCTATATTCTCAAAACTTGCACTATCTGGTAATATTCCTATGCTTTGTAATAAACTAATTAAATAATTCTTAATACTAATAGGGTATGTTATGCCTGTTGGTGGTGTATAATCTTTCATTGACTTTATTAAATCATCATAACATTTTATCGTGTATAAGTTTTCATCTTCTTGCTTTTCTACACTATATATGAAAAATCTTCCATAATTCAAATACTCATATTGTTCTGTGCTTTCATTATATAAGCCCACATACAATTTAAGTGATTGGTCTTTTTCTAATTCTTCTTCACACTCTATTGTTACTTCTTTCATAATAGACTTTAATATAGCACCACTATAAGCAATATTTACACTATGTAATTCTTCTCTTAATACTCTTGGTGGGTTAGATGTTTCATACTCAATATATACATCATATTGTCTACCCATAGATGTTAATATATTCTTAAAATCTGCACTATGTGTTTTCATATCTAGCTCCTTTTACTTAATGATGTAAATGTGCAACTAAAATCACTTGCACTTCCTACTCTATTACTTTGATATTCCCAGTCGCCTGTATATGCTCCAAATGTTACTTGTTGGTTTTTATAAGGGTCCCAATATCCTACTATTACACTATTCTTATCTAAAATAGTAGCTATTGTGTGTAACTCTGTACTGCTTAATTTTCTAAAATGCATTGTTAATTTCGGGAAGATGCCTATTAATGTTCCTACCATTGTACCTGCTAAGTTTCTTCCTGTATCACTTGCCCATAATTTATTATAACTATATTTTACATCTAACAAATAACTGCCTATGTTTGTTCCATCTATTGTTATACTATTTTTATTTATAAACATTTCACACCTCCCTTTATGTATTATATGCAAAATCATTTTCTGCTTGTACTTGTTGTAATGACCTGCTTATAACTCTTCCATTCATTTTATTCAATACTGTTGCATTTATTGTAATATGTTTTCCAATAGCTTCTCCTAGTTGTTCCATAGCTTGATTATCTGTTAATGGTATAACACCTTCTTGTCCACTTTCTCCTGCTATTGCATTTCCACTACCAACTAATGTTCCTTTGTTTGGCATATTTACGATACCACCTACTTTTAATCTTGGTAAATCAAATGTGTTTAAATATCCTAAACTAATTCCTGGTATATTATTAATAATTCCAATTAAACCATTGATAGCTCTAATAGGTGCATTAAGTATATTCTCTAATACTGTAAACACTGCATTAACTGCTGTCTTAAATGCTCCACTTACAGCTTCACCAATTCTTACACCTATGTTTCTAAATATTTCTACTATTCTATTCCATATTCCTGCAAAGAACTCTCCTATGCCGCTAAATACTCTTTTAATACCTTCCCATGCTTCTCTAAATCTATCACTAAACCATGTTCCAACATTTGCAAAAACTCTCGCTACATCATTCCATCTATCTTGGAACCATTTGCCTATGTTTTGGAATGTCTCTACAATACCATTCCATAAGCCTACAAAGAAGTCTCCTACTGGCTTAATAACATTGTTATATATCCAATCTCCTACTTGGCTTAATGCTTCTTGTATTGTTTCCCAATTCTCTATGATTAGTCCTACTAACATTACTATTAAACCAACTAATAATACTATCCAATTTCCTGTTAATATTCCTATTGCAATTCCTACACCTATTATTGCAATTCCTATATCTCTTAATACTCTACCAAACTTTTCCCAACTAGGGTCATTTATAAAGTCTATTAAATCTCGTACTAACATTACTACACCAGCAATAGCAATTCCTATGCCTAAACCTGCTATTCCATTTAAGCCTAATTTTAAAGCGACTATTGCTCCTGCTATTCCTCCAACTAAGATTAATACTTGGTCTAGCCACTTTGGTATCTCTGGGTCTGCATCAAAGTCTAAATCAATGTTTGGTGCTACTCCTCCACCACCTCCACCTGTTGTTGTATCTCCATTATCTTGCAAGATGTTCATTTCATCAAACCCTGCAAGTTGCTTTTTGATATCTTTTACTTCGCTTGATACTCCACTTGCACCTTGCTTCATCTTCATAAAACTATCTACACCTGCTTTACCAAAGATACTTACACCAAACAAGTTTTTTACTATTGCATTAATAAACCCTAATAACTTAGCAGCTAAACTTACCACTGTTCTCAATATAGGTGCTATTGCCTCTGTTAATACATATCTTATATACTCTAAATTAGCTGCATATTGTTCATCATAGTTTGCTAAATCACTACTTGCTCTTCTTAATGCCATATATGCACTTCTTACAGCAAATATTCCTAATGCTAATTTACCTGCTTTTTTTACTGCCCCTTGTATAGCACTTCCTACACTATTAAAACCTTCTTTCATCTTTTGTACATCTGCTTGTTGCTTTTGTAGTTTAATGCCACCTAATTTAGCTTTCATTTCTTGTACTTTACTGTTAATAGTGTTATATTCCTCTTCTATTTTAAGTAATGTTTCTTGTTCTCTTTTTCGTTGTTCAGGTATTCCTCTTATTATGTCCTTTTGTTGTTGTATTTTAGCATTTAATATATCTTGTTGCTCCATTAATTGTGCATATTGTGGTGTATATTCTACTGTTTGCATTCCGTTTACTTCTGGTGTTAATACTACTCTTTGACCTGCAGCAGATAATTCTCTCATTTTAGCTCTTACATTGTCTAGCTCTTGTTCATACTTCTTTGCTTCATTACTTGCTTTATCAAATTGCTTATCTAAATCTTTTAATGTTCCTTCAGTACTAACTTTTACTTTTGCCTTATCGCTTAATTCTTCTTCTTTTTGTGCTAGCTCTTTTTCTAGTTTTGCCATTTGTCTTTCAAACTTATCAGTGGATAGTCCTACCTCAAAGACTACACTTCCATCTGCCATATATTCCTCCTCTCTAGATATTATATCCAAGTGCTTTATATAACTCTTCTACACTCTTTTCTTGTTCCTTAGTTAATTCTACCTCTTTCTCTTCACAATATCTTCTAATTAATTCTTTCTTTGCTTTTGCTATCTTTGTTCTTTCTTTTGTATCTTTTATTTTAGATACATCATAATTAATTATAGACATCACTCTATTAAGTACGCAACAATTACCAAACTCACTTCCACTTAGATTAGCTAAATCATTATAAAAATCATACCAATGTAGATAATCTAATTCATAAGGGTCATAGTTGTAATCATACTTAAAACTACTTCTTATAAGGCCTTCACACTTGGTAAAATCTAAATTATGTTCATTTTTATTTTCTGTTTCTTCTCCATCTTGTACTTTTAAATACTTCATTCCTAATTCTAGCAATTTATTCTGGTCTTTACACTCTAAACCTGCTTCACCAAACAACTTGTAAATAATAGCTAATGCTCTTTCATAATCTCCAATGTTCTTGTCTTTTGCTATACTATTTACTTCTATTGCTATTCTAAAATCTGTATTTATATCATACAAGGTATCATTTACTCTTACTTTGGTTGGTTTATTCAATTACACCATCCTCTTTCTTACCATACTTATCCATTATTCTTGCTTTAATGTTTTCTGCATTTATTGTTAGTTTAGGCATTATTGCTGTTTCTATAATCTCATCTATTTCTTCTAATGTACTCCAACTTAACTCTCTTCCATTAAGTAATTTTTCTACACCTCGTTCTCCTAAGAACATATTGTATATTTCTACTTCTCGTTTATAGAAATCCATTAATGCTTTTATCTTTTCTTCTTCATTGCTGCTTAATAACTTCTTTCCTTTATGGTCTTGTTTCTTATCAATAATGGTATATTTATTTTTTAAGTCCAACCTATTTTTCTTATCTTCTTCTATTATTTTTTGATATTTTAATGGTAACTCTATATCCTCTAAATTAAATCTTAATTCTTCTCCTGTATAGTTTCCATCTTCATCCTTAATCTTTAATCTTAATTCACTTTCACTTCTTTTCAATTGAATATCGTTATCGTTTCCTGCCATAACTACTTTCCTCTCTTTCTATATTAAAAAAGAGGCCAGAGATTTTATTGTACCTCTAACCTCATAAATTATATTATAAGCTAACACTTGGTGCGAATGTTGGTACACCATCTGCTATTGTACAAGCTCCTTCTGTTGGGTCTCCATCATAATATATATCATATTCGATTTGCTCTCCTGAATAACTTGTAATTGTTATAATTGCATCACTCTTCTTTGCTGGATAACTTCCATTACTTCCATTCCATGTATCGATATCTAATACATGTGTTTTATAATTTAATTTATCTCTTCCTGCATTTACAAACTCAAACTCTCTGTCTCCTTTATAACATTTTTGAGTAACACTACCTTGTTTTTGGTTGCTTGTGTGGTCATTTCTTGCATTATCTTCAACTATCCACTTTTCTGTATCTACTTGTGGGTTAAATGATATTTCATATTCATCTACACCTGCTCCTAATGTTGCCCATGTTTCTGCATTTGCATTTGGTGTTATATCTAAGAATGTTAAGAATTGACTTCTTTTAATCTTCTCAATGTCGCTTGGTATTACTGCTAGTCCCATGTTCTATTCCTCCTCTTTCTTTAATAATTTCTTATATTCGGGCTTTCTCCAAATATCTTGAATTTCTTTCATTGTAAGAGGTCCAATAAAGCCAAGTTCATTTAACTTTATCATTTGCTCTTTTGTTTCTAATTGTATTTCTTCTCCTGGTGTATATACTACTCCATCCACATTAAATGGTTTTACAACTTTAACTGACTTCATCTCTACTCCTCTCTATAATCTATTTCTATCTGTATGTCAAACTCTGCTGTGTTTGTTTCTCCATTTACAAAAGTTCCACAATTAAGACATTTTATACTTTCTATTCCTGCAATATCTGGTAAATCTCCTGCCTCATTCTTTTGCTTAATAATGTTTTCAAAAGTTTCAAAGAAACCGATATTTTCTATGTTATTTATTACTTCTGCACTATAATGTTTTCTGCTTCTAAAACTATATACATCCCTGCATAATGTACTACCGATTATCCAATTCTCAATGGTTTTAGTTGTTGGTATTTTATCTAATGAGTAATTGTCTGCATTGCTATCTAGAAAATCAACATTTATTTGTTTATAATTCTCATCTAACTCTGCAATTATTCCCATTAAATAAGTTCTTAACTTACTTATTCTTTCCATTTATTTTGTCTTGTACCTCCTGTACTACATCATTTATTTCTGCACTTACCATTCTTCTATCCCAATATGGTCCTGTACCTGGTATTGTCCAATGTCTTATCACATGACTTCCATCTTCTCTCATACCTATGTATTGGTAATGTGCATAAGGCATCTTATATGTAATAGTATTTGTTTGCAAATCAACAGTTCTCCTTAAGTTTCCACCTTCGCTTCCTGCTCTTCTAGGAACATACTTATCCATATGTCTATAACAAGTATCTGTAAAAAATGCTTGTATTGGTCCGTTTGGGTTTATTCCTAAATCAACCTTAATTTCACTTATCGGCTTCATTTTCATATTACTTGCCTCCCAAATGAATATGTGGTGTTCCTCCATATAGATTTACTGTATAACTTCTTACTGCAAAGGCTTTTCCATCTAACTCACTTGTTTTTGTTATATCAGGTCCTTCACCTTTGTATAATAAATCTCCAATAGTAAATATATCAATACTACTTACTTCTTCTAATGGTATTCTTACTTCTACATCATTTGCATTTTCATAACCTTTATTTATCGAACTTCCTTGATTTCCAAACCACCAAACATTATCAAAAACTATCTTATTCCATTGTTCTAATCTATTCTCGTCTAATGTTTTGTGATAATAAGTCAATTTTGTGTTTGTTAGCATCTACTTCACCCCACAATATAAGTATGGTGTTCCATCTGCTAATTTACACTCTGCA